GTTATTTTCATGCTACTACAAAGTCCACTATTTGTGCTGGTTGATATTTAGCTTGATTATGCGGGTGGTATGCGTAGGCTGTTTCGTATTTGTAGTCTTCTGCTTTTCTATCTACAGATCTGTGGCTCTCTTCTACAATACGTTCTTTCTTATTAGGGAGAGGTTGTACCTTATCAAAAGGCATCATGGGTAATGGTAAATAGCCAAGTAATCCTAAATCTACGGTCATTGATTAGCCAACCATACAAACCCTACAAGACCACCTATAAGAACAACAAACACAACAATACCCATAGTCCATTCTATTATGGCTTGTTTTATTTCCATGCGCCTGTGTTCGTGTTCTCGCTTTTGTTTACGTAGGTCTGCTTCTATTTCTAGTATCTCTTGCCACTTTGATGGGCCATACATAACCGATATGTAGTCTTTAAGCTCCTGTCTCATGGAAGCAGCCTTCTGCTTGGCTGCAAAGATTTCCATAGCTTGAGCTTCTACTCCCCCACCAAGAGCCTTATACCAAGGGGGCTTCTGGTTTTGACGATCAGCAAAATCTAGGTCGGCTATAGCACCAGCCCATTTAGAGAGTTGACCTCCCATATCCTGCAGATCTTTGCCAACGGCTATCCCTTTCTTGAGGTATCCGAAAGCAGCGGTGGCGGCTGAAATCGCCGTTATGGGATCTATCATCGACGCTCAATTATCCTGTCCAGTTTGGCGTCGAGTGCTTCTAGTCGGTCTATTATTCTGTTCATATCACTTTGGGCTTCTGCTCTAGTGACATATTCTTTAGCTACTTCTTCTCTTGTTTTATTAAGAAGGACTTGTATTCTCTGTACTTCAGAATACATATTCCTACAGGCCCAACCTAACAAACTCAATAGGGCAGTTAATCCAGCAGTCCAAAGTAAGTCGTATTCCATTCTTCTACCCTATTTCATAATCCGCATATAGCACTGATCTGTATTTTGTTTTCTTAAGTAGATAACATCGTGACCCTCTGCAGTATCTATTAGATCTGAGGGACCTGTCCAAAGTTCTCTACTTCCACTGTACTCAGGTTCGTCGGAGCTTATGATAGTCCCAGATGGGTTATAACGATCTATCAAAATAGGGTATTGTCCTGTGCTACGCTTATATATCTTACTTTCAATTAGTTGCTTAGATTCATTGTAGGCATAGCTGCGTAGCATTTCGTCATCAGACTGACCATCACAATATAACCTAAGTTTACTTGTTTCTATGCTTTCCAAATCAACGCCATAGCGATTTGTTGTTGCCAACTGCAACTCAGATGGAACATTACCAATAATGTCTTGCAATGCGCCCATGTCTGTAAACACAACACAAACGCTTAATTGACTATCTCTGTAGCTAAATACAAGTTCTTGCACTGAAGGATAAACCGTAAAGCTCATTGTGTTCAAGCAATTAGAGTATTTAGCGAATTTGACAACCCAATGCATTAGACCACCGTATAACTTCCGCTTGTGCCAGTAGCGACAACTTGAGAACCATTAGAAATGAGCTTGACATACCCACCACGACCGTTTGCACCATCGTGGAAAGATTGCCCACCTGTTCCACCAGAGCCTAGACTATAGCTTATTGATGTACTGACATTAACATAAGTTGAACCGCCCTTTTCTTGACCAGCATTCCCACCAGAGCCACGGTTTCCAGAGCTATCATAATCTGAAGGCCGATCTCCGCCACCGCCCGATCCACCAGCAGCGAAACCTGATCCAGCAGCAGCATTTTGATTGTATGGAGTAGAGCCACCAGATGTACCAAAGTTTTCCGAATATCCTTGAGAAGTGTCTGCATTCTGTCCAGCCGTATTATCGGAGGTGTAATATGTATCCCCATTACCACCACCAGCACCGCCAGTAGCTGTAACAGTTGTCCCTGCTAAAGTTAATGTGCTGTTACCGCCAGAACCTGCTGTACCTGACCCACTACCATTTTCTACACCGTAACCACCGCCACCACCAGCGCCAAGAAGTTTATAAGTGATGTATCGTGCAAGGACTGTGCCACGAAACTGACTAAGTTTAATTGTGCCAGACTGAGGGATGCCCGTATTATTACCGCTTACATTATTTTCATAAGTGTTACTGCGATAATATTCAGATATGGAAATAGGATTAGAGCCTCCAAACTCTGTCTGGATCGTAGACATAGAAATAGAGCCTGTGGAAGCAATCGCCATTTAGATCGTCCCAAATGCAGTAATATCGCCAACAGTAGTTAATGCGCCAGTGGAAGTGAGCTTCATCATAGCTGTTCCATTATAGTTAAAGGTTAAATCATTACCTGATAAATCCAGTTTCCAGTTACCAATGATAGGGTGAAAAGTATTATTAGCAGCATTAAGCTCGCCTATCGCAATCCACTGAGCGCCATCATATATCTTTAATTGGGTCGTATCTGTCTCAAACCATAACATATAAGCACTTGGACTTGATGGCGCACTAGCGCCAGAGTGTAGTGTCTTTAAAGTATCAAAGGCATTATTGATTGCAGTTCTCGCTGCACTGGCTGAGACATTGCCGATTGTTAAACTATTTTGTGACATCTAGTAACCTATTGTTCCTGTGAGTTCCGTTATTTTAGGTGATACTTCAGTATTCGTTGCATCCAACTTTACCCTAAATTGGAAGCCACGTCCAACCACCTGTTGTCCAAGAGCATCAGCCCATGCCCCCCAAGTGGGCGATGAAGCTGGATCATCATTTGTTGCTCTGACTTGTATTGCTGTTGAAAAATCCCCAAACCCAGCGTCTTCATTTGTCCAATCATCGAATGTATCAGGCCATGTATCCCAATTCTGCGGAATATTATCAAACACAGAAGAATAATCTATATGCCGCGCAAATGTGACAGAGCCGCTTGTTGTTACTGTTCTAACTGTTCCAACATCTATGTAATCTGCACTTGAAGCCGTTTGTGAGCCACTTAAAGCCCCGCCATAGTAATAAATGCCAGCAGGAGTTGCGCCAGAAGTATCATTTATTCTAAGCTCATCAGGACTTGGAGCAGTGTCAACTTGAATATTTGAGTTGCTTATTCCAGTGTTTCCAACAAACGCTGAATGCTCTGTTTGTGTAATAGTATTGCCAAGAACAGGAAGAGCAGAAGCGGGAACTACAACATAACCAACATTGTCACTTTCATTGCCAGCTTTGTCATATGCTTTTATCAGATAAGTTCCAGACCTAGCTGGTACAGAGATATTTGTTGCTGGTCTACCAACGCGCTGCACAAGAACATTAGAGTTACCACCCCATAAAGTATTTCCATCACTCACAGAGGCTGTGGTTAAGTCTGAGGAATACTTGATTTGATAATAAGATAGATCAAGGTCAGAGATAGCAGACCATTGCAAGAATATTGTACCTTGAGAGACTTCAAATACGAAAGTATTACTATCAACATCTGCTGGTGGATTATCTAAAGGTTGCAACAAGAAATTTAATAAATAGCTATATTCCCCCTTAACACCAAAGGTATTAATACCTCTTACTCTGGCATCATAATTTCCTTCGTCTAAATCAAGGACGCTATATCTACCAAGACCACCTGTGCCGATATTTAGATAATCGCCAGTACTTGCTGGCCTATATTGTACCTCTACACGGTCAATCCTAGAGGGATCAGCAGCAGTAACATCAAGTTGTAACTCACGTAATAACTTCTCGCTTACAACTTTAAACTCTCCACCATATTGATTCGCAGCCGCAATAGCTACAGGTGGTACTTCAAAGGGGCTGAGAAGGTTAGTGTTATCACGCTCATAGATTTGACCATCAGATATATCATCAAATACACTTTCAGATATTTCCCTGAGCGTTAGAGAAACCCTTAAATCATTATCATCCTTTAGTCCAAAGGACCACTGCATAACCTCAAATTCTTTATTAGAAAAACCCAGCCTTGAGTTTGTCAATCTAACTATATCCCCAACCTGCGCTTGAAATGCTCTCATTCCAAACTCAGCTTGTACTGTAAGCTGTTGACGATTACGCTCTAAGGTTATTAAAGCAACCCTTCGTGCAATATCAAAGTCTTCAGTATATGGCAGGTTTAAATCATACGTGCTTACTTGGTTGTTGTCAGCTACACGAAATGCGTTATTCGTCACTTCCGCATAATCAGTAGGCTGGTAATTCGTTGCTGGCCCCCTAAACACACCCTTAACAGTGTTAAAGTTGTCTCTTCTACTATGCCTAGTGGAAATACTAATAGCTGATCTTAAATCATCTTCTGTGAATGTAAGGGTGGGAGCAACATAATGCGCCGCTCTCATGCGCCAGCTACCCTGACCATACCACAACATACCACCCATAGAGCCTAACATTTCCATGAGTTGAGAGTATGGAGTTACTGCTGTTGTAAAAGATCCATTAAGACTAAATCTAGTGCCACCCGTTTTAGTGGAAGCAGGATTAGAATCATTTACATCATAATTTTTGTAGTCACATACATCTGCTGCAATAATAATTTGCGTATCATCTATAGAGGTAGAGGCTTCCCCAAGACCATAGCTTGAATCTGTCAAGTAATCTCTAATACAAAGGGCTGGATTATTAGACCAAGCTGTAGTAGATGTACGAGGATCGTAGACTTTTTTACCCTTAATAAGACATGACATCTCTGGCACACCGTTAGGGAAAGAATCAGAGTCAAAGGCTAGTCTAATATAAGCATAGGCTACACCTTGTAACTTGTGGTCTTGTGTCCAACCATCACCCTCAGAAATCAGGTTTGCGATTGCTGTATTATTCTCTGAGCCACCTTTGCGGAAGTATATCCTTGTGAAGTTATTATATCTTGTGTGAACAGCACCTGATGGACTAGTTGCTTGAGTGGGCTTGTAGTATGTATCCCCATTACCATCAGTGTCTGTTGTAAGGGTTAAAGCCTCATTGTTAAAATAAAATGTGGTAAACTCTTCAATCTCATGCCCAGTGAATGCAATTACTCTGTGTAGTACCTTATTGTTTACACCAGAGACATCATCATATACAACAGCGCCACCTACTTTTGTCTGACCATATATAATCTGATGATTTGCAGCAGCCGCCCTAGTGGAAATTTGATAACCCCTATTAGCGGGATTAGAGCTAGGCTCTGGAGTATCAGGTTTCGGCATAAGTGCATAAAGTGCAACACTTGTTAGTGCAGTAGTAGCCAAATAACCAACAGCGGTATAGGCCACTAGAGTTAAGCCTGTAGCAGTTGCAGCACCCGCCATGCTACCTGTCAGAATAAGTGCGCCAACTGTTGCTGCCATCTTACAAAACCTTTTCGTAAGTGGTTTGGGTCTTGCTGTAGCCTAGTCTTTTCATAAGGGGGCCTATGGGGTTTCTCTCAGTTGTAGTGACAAGCAACACTTTAACACCGTCTTCTTTTAAACACTTCTCTGCAAACTTAAATAGTTTATAACCCGTAAGACCTCTTCTATAGTCACGGTGCAAGAAAATTGCATCATCATAGGCTTGTAGGAGACCTTTACAGTGCAGACTAGGGGTAACAACAGCACCAAAGTAACCAACCAGCTTTTCATTATGCCTAACCGTAAATACCTTTAATATACCAGCTTTTTCTAATTCATAAAGAGCTTCCCAATCGGGGTCGAACTTACGAACATCTTTTGCATGTTCTATCTCTTCCCAATCACTTTGAGGAAGGTGTATATTATCTTCTACAACACGTAAGTGTTCTTGTTGGTAGCTAAACACCAGCGCGGCCCCAGACTAATTTCTGTTCTTGTAGGCTCTCTACAAAGTCAAAACCCTTGTCGGTTGGATAAATTGATTTCTGATATTCTGATGTAAATCGACCAACTCTGGCTCTCTCTAAATCAATGAGCTTGTTTTCTGCATGTAATTCAATTGTACTTGATTCTGGACCTTCATTAATATTCATCTGATCCATGTAGCCGATAAAGACTTCTGTGAGACTTGTTAGAGCCTCTTCTAACTGTATGACCCCACCATCTTGTTGAAGTATATAATTCTTAGAGGTGGTTGTAGAACTTTGATCTAATAGCTCACCTTCAGTAAATACCCCAAAATATACTCTGCACAGACGCCCCTGATAAGGCTCTGTAAGCGCCAAAGAGATAACTTCGCTAGGAACACCACTCAAGGTTAAAGTGATACCCTTAGCGGCTATTTCTGCAGTCTCTTCGACGCTTGATATGTTTAACAGGTTGCCTGTGCCATAGTATGTATCCCCTTCATAAACAAGTTCACCATAACCTGTCCAAAGTCTGAGAATACGTTCATTTACTGTTCCATCAGCCGCAGTGAAAGTACCATCATCAAAGTCTAACTCCACTGCAAAAAATGGATTGATGACTTGATCATTAAGGCTTGTTTCAACTATGCCTGATAGAGTGCGTGACATTATGCGGCTTCCAATTGACCTTTAAGACGCGCCATAAACGCATCACGTCCAACCCTTAATTGCGTCAGGTTAAATTCTGCTGATGCAATCTTGCTATCCAATGATCCGATATGATTTATGCAAGCCTTTGCTTCGTCGGATAGTTGGCTTTCTGTGTATTCAACATCGTCAATCACAACCTTTTTTTCTTCAGTCATGTTGATTTCCTTTCTGTGTTATACTACCAAGGTACTCCTGACCCTGTAGTTGGGTTTTTGTCAGCTTCAATCTTGGCAGCAATCGCTGCCTCAACGTCTTCCTGACCGACTTGAGCTTGCGCCCATGCAATACAGTTAGCTTCCGTTACGCTATCATACGCAATGAAACCCTCTGCATCCGCATCTGGTGAATGGCCTGTTGTGCCATAAGATGACGCAGAGTTATCTCCGTCTACGCCTGTGCAGCGCCAGTGAATGACAGTGATACCACCGTCTGATAAGTTTCTTTCAGTCGTTGGGACTGACCATGTGTAAGTTACAGGCATAGTTTATGCTCCTTCTAATGCGTCTAGTCTTGCTTTAACAGATGTCATCTCTGTTTCTAGTGTTTCAATTTTAGTGATTGCTTCCTTTAGTGCAGCCGTGAGCAGAGGCACCAGTTTGCTTTGGTCGATACCTTGCATGACTGCATTGCCATCTGCATCGACCTCGTTGTGAGTACCTGTGATTGCTTCTGGTACAACCGACTGAACTTCGTGTGCCAAGAAACCATCAACCGTTGTGTCTGCATTTGCAATAAAGTTAAACCGTTTGGGTTCTAGTTGTTTGACCCTTGTGATACCATCAGTAACATCTGTTACGTTTTCTTTTAAGCGGTGGTCTGATGATGTGTTGTAGGCTGTAGATGTACCGCTTGTTGTTATAGTGCCAACATTTCCGTTTGCATTAGTAAAAACAACGTGCGTTGCAGAAGTTCCAGCCCGTTCTATTTTTACATCACCGTAAACATCTAGCTGATACCCAGCAGTTGTAGTTCTGTTTATTAACACCCTACCGCTGCCGTCGATGCGCATACGTTCTGAGCCATCAACATTAAACTGCATACGGCTTAACGCACCTGAGTCACCCGCATCAGCCGAAATATAAAGTGAACCTGCACTGTCAGATTGGAATTGGCTATATGCTGCACCGCCACGCTGCAATCTTAAAATGGGATCAGAGGCATCATTAATGTGAAGAACGGTAGAAGGCGTAGTACCAATCCCGACATTACCATCACCACGAACCAAAAACGCAGCAGATTTAGAGCCTGTCCTGTTGTCGTTTATTATAAAGCTGTTTCTGGTCGTATTGGAACCGTGCTTCTGGTAAATCTCAAAGCCATCTGTGGCATCATCACTTTGTGACTCAAAATAGTGACCGCTGTAACTTGTGCCAATGATTGCACTGTTTACTGAGCTTTTGTAAATATGGGCCTTACCAGTTAAAGAAGTCGTCCCAATCCCGACATTACCGCTGCTGTCGATGCGCATGCTCTCAGACCATGTAATGGCTGTGTCAGCTGTTCCAGAAGCAGCATGCCTCCAAATATGCGCACCGTTAGCTTGTAAATATTGGGTAGCTTCGTCTGTGTAGATGTACTCCCAGCGACTATTGCTACTATCTCTATAGACATTGTTGCCCATGTAGACACCAGCACCCGCACCTGTGCTATCTACATTAAGAGTAAGATTGCCTCCAATTTGCAATGTATCAAAGCCAGACTGTATTGAACTGGGGACGCACCCAATCCCGACATTACCGCTGCTGTCGATGCGCATGGCTTCTGTTGAGCCAGCATCTGAATAAAAAACTAATGCAGTATCTCCACTTGGAATACCAATCTGCTTGCGTTCAACTCCATTTGTTTCAAACACGAGGCCCGTTGAAGAAACACCAGTCCCAGAGATTTTCATTGCATCATTCGTTGCCACAACCTCAAGCGGACTATCAGGCGAACTAGTACCAATACCTACATTCCCCGAGCTATCAATACGCATGCGTTCTGTGTTATTCGTATACGCAATCAAGTTAGACGCTGTAGAAGCACCTAGCTGTAGTGAGGTTCCGCTTGCTTGAAGGAAACCAGTGGTTGAGCCACCACTAATATTTAAAGTATCATCAAGAGTGACAGTGCCAGTTACGTCAATACCTGTGGAGGTGACAGTTAAGACTGTGTCCGTGGTTGCTCCATTTTGAACAGCTAACTCAAGCTGCCCTACGCTATTTGGATATGCGCCTGTGGTTATAGCTTTTGCGCCGATCATTGCAAGCGAACCATCCGCACTAGTCGCTAAACGCAATGTGGAATACTCGTTGTTAGCGTCTCCAGCTTTTATATTAAGTGCCGCTGGTGATGCAATAGACGCACTTGCGTCACTACCATCAATGACTATGTTCCCAGCAAATATATTACTAGTCCCATCATGGTAAATCTGTAGGTCAGACCCAGCGCCGAAGATGGCTTTACCATTATCTGCGAATGTAGCGTCACCCGTTACGTCAATACCTGTGGAGGTGGTGGCGAGTTTGATTGCCCCATAATTGTGCAAGATTGCTGCGCCAGTTGAGCCATCAGCAGTAAAATAATCTGTTACACCACCAGACCCATTGTCAGACTGAATAACAACATCTTGGTCATCTGACGTATTCCTTATGCGTAATATGCCTTGAGTATTGTTTATGTATGAAAACGTGCCACCATCGCTAAAGATTGTTAGGTCAGACCCTGCGCCGAAGATGGCTTTGGTGTTATCGCCAAACGACAAGTCACCATCAATTGTCACACCGCCAATCGTGCCAGAGTTAATGTCAATGCCTGTGATAGGCGTAGTACCGTCAAGCAGATTATCCAAATTATCAAAGTTTGTATTGATCTTTTCGCCCCAAGTATCTTCGGACGCGCCAACCTCTGGTTTCGTTAAGCCATATGTCGTTGTTGTTGTATCAGCCATAATTCACTCCTATGCGGCGTCAGCTTCATATGCGTCAGCATTATGCGGCGTCTGACCAAGTTTCACTTGCAGCCGATACGCCTGTCCATGTTTCCGATGTGGGGGAGATGGCAGACCAAGTATCGGTCACGCTTGCCACATCTTGCCACGTTTCGTCTGTAATTTCAATATCTGTCCATACTTCAGCAGTAACCAGTTCAGGCTCCCACTTCTCAATCGCATTGCAGAGCGTACTGCAAACAGCACTAATAGAAGCATCGCTAAACTGAACGCGGTTTACTGTTGCAACATTTGTTGTAACGATATCCACACTTGGGGCAATGCTTACAACTGTAACCGCGTTTGCAGTGACAGACGCAGAAGCCGAAACCGCAGCATCTCCAAGCCGCACTCTCTCGCATGCAGCAGTATTACTTGCAGACGCAGCAACAGCAGCACTCTGTTCACGCACGCGCTCAACTGTGGTTGTGCCTGTTGCGCTTGCAGCAGCCGTAGCATCGCTCTCACGCACCCTCTGAGCGCTGCAAGAGCCTGTCGCGGATACTGAGGCAGTCGCGCTTGCTTCACGCACTCTCTGCGCGTCTGAGGCGTTGCTAGAGCTAGAAACAGCAATCGCGCCAGTTAATCTGACACGAACATTTGCAGCAGCAGTGGTTGTAACACCGATGACAATAGCTTCGCCATCTTTGAACGCACCGTCTACACCATAAGCCTGTACGCCAAATGCGCCAGTGCCAAAGCCAGTGCGGTACGTTGTGTCAGCCATTAGTCCATAGTCACATCAAGGTCAGATGCTGGAATGCGCATCACGTCCCCTGTGTCAATCGCCTTGCTTGTTGTAAGCGCTGCGTAAGCAATCAAGTTGCCGCCAGATGACGCATCAAACACGCCAACATGCGTGACTGTGCCATACGAGGCAGTCGCCGTAGGAAACTCAATCGCAGCCGTGTTAGACGCTGTATTGCCTGATACGCTGAACGTAACGCTCTGACGCGCGTATGCTGTGCCAGTTGTGCTAACTTCAGTGCCTGACGCATCTTCTGCTGGGTTGCTTGTGAATAGCGCGACATAGAATGAACTTGGGCGCGTGACGGCATCGCCAGTAAAAAGCCACGTCAAAACGCGCGTTTCGAATAGATTAGAAAGGGACAATGCCGCCTCCATTGAATTTGTGAACGTTCTATGCCACTATATACGAAACCCGCCAATGCAGCAACACTGGCGAGTTTCTAACCAAGACAGCCTAATAAGGAGGCCGAAATGTCTAAAAAAGAACTACCATCCCCAGAACTACTACGTCAACTGCTTCGCTATGAACCAGATACAGGAAAGCTGTATTGGAAAGAGCGCGATGTTTCCTTCTTTAATGCAACAGAAAAAAGAAGCGCAAAACATGCTTGCGCACAATGGAATAGTAGACTTGCAGGAAAGGAAGCGTTTACCGCTGACGATGGCAAAGGGTATCGCAGTGGATTGATCTTTAAAAAAATATACTCTGCTCACCGCATTATATGGACAATGTTTTATGGAACAGCCCCAATTAATCAAATTGACCACATCAATGGAATTAGAAGTGACAATAGAATTTCAAATTTGCGAGCTGTTAGCAGCAAAGAAAACAGTATGAACAGAGCGATTAGAAGCGACAACAGTAGCGGCTGCACAGGGGTTTACTTTGTTAAAAAAACATGCAGGTGGGTATGCACAATATCTGCTAATGGAAGGCTAGTACACCTTGGAAGTTTTGCGGATAAAAATGACGCTATCACTGCCAGAAAAGCGGCAGAAGCCAAGTATGGCTTCCACCCTAATCATGGCAGACGTTAATAGCTGCGAATACGCATGCGGCGTCCTGAACCGCCAAATTTAGACTTTTCGCTTTCCGCATTTATAGCACTGATTGCGTTTGCGTACAACGATGCCCACACCTGAGCACGCTCATCGTCCTTCAGATAAGGCGCAGAATGCACCAACGCACCATACAAATATGCATCAGCAAAATACTCTAAAACCCAGTTTGATGTATTGCTGGCAGATAACGCAGTGATCCGTGAGTAGTAGTAAAGCTCTGCGTCATATGTGCCATCAGGCGTGGGATAAACCTCAATCTCGCCAGCAGTCACAGCATAATACGCAGGCTTACCTGATGTGTCACCGCTGCGATACCGACGATCTACCATCTCGCTCTGGCTGATTAGCTCAAGAGGGGATGTGTCATTTGACGTAATGTAAAACCGAATGGCCTCCATAAAGTCAGCAGGGATTGCGCTGTACTGCGTATCTAGCTCAGCCGTACTGCGCTTTTCCTGACGCCAGTGACGCAAGCCTCTGTTCATGTCAGCTTCAGCCAACGTAATAAAATCAGGAATGACAGATGTTAAATCATCTCGGTTCAGAAAATCCGCAATGCTGTCTTTCAATTCGTCATAGGTTGTAAGTGCCATCTAGCAGTCCCATGCTTTGCGCGACCAATAGTTGGCGCTTAGTTTACTTGTTTTGCCCTTAATCCCACCAGAACGTGCGCAGTAAGACTTTTTACGCGCGGGCTGGTCTTTCTTAATACTCATCTTCGGATCGCCAAAGTTAATCTTTCGCACTTCATTGCCCTCAACAGCAAGCACCTCAAACTTCTTAGGTCCACCACGGCGCGGCTTGTTTATCGCCGTAAAACCGTGGCGCTTCTTAGCTGCGTCGATCTTCTCTTGGCGGGTCTTTGGCATTAGAAAGCTACCCCCGAAAACGGCATTGGCTTAGGTGTTTCGCGGCGAATAATATCAGCACGCTCATTGATAAGGCGCATTTGCTCCTCAATGGGCATCATGTAAAAAGTGTCAAATTGCTGCGCTAGTTGCTGGGTTGCAATGTATTCGGGCTTTGTTTTCTCATACTCAAGGTACGGTAATCTACCGCCACTCAGAATATAGTCTCTGTACTCTTGGGTATTCAATTCACCCGCCCCCTCTGGCACAGAACCCATCATTTTCGTAAGCATAACCATGTCTTGATTTGCAGGACGAGGGCTTGTCAGCATTGGGTTTGGTGCGCTTGGCATGGACATCGCATTTGGCGCTTGCATTGTTGTAGGTGCAGGGGAAATTGGCGTAGAGTTTACGACTGGCATTGCATCACTTGGTTGTAGAGAAACTGGTCCCTGAGGAGACAACCCAGAAGGAAGCCCAGCTTGCGCTGCCTGCTGTTGAGCAAGAGTGCCACGCGCCACAGCAGCCTGCTGTGGATTTAGTGATGCAGGCTGCGATCCTTGCCTAAATTGTCTCGGATCAAAACCCATTGGGGCGACAGGCTGCCCCATGAGTATAGCTTCTTTTTGTGCATCAGTTAATGTTGATGGTTGCGTGTTTGGCGCAAAGTTTCGTGGATCAGATGTAATTGATGGTGGAGTGGGTACTGCAGAAACAGGAGTAATGGGCGGCATTTGATTAGGCCCGCGCGGATCAAACACGTCTTGCTGCAAACCGCGCTTGCGTTCCATCTCAGCCATACGTGCCGCCGCAAGTTGCTCTGGGCTAGGCTTAGTAGGCTTCGGACGGCCATCGCCAGTGCGAATGACTTTCGCCTCTTTAGGAGTATCCATAGCCAACAACCCAGCAGCACGCAAACCCTCAATGCTGCGCTTACGCCGCTCCTCATCCTCTGAGCCATACGGTGTTGCGATCATGTTTGCTAAGGCAGAAAAGATACCACCACCTTCAAACTTATCGCCATACGCACCTGCGCCGCCGCCGTCAATCATATCCATAAAACTTAAAAAACGCGCTTGATCTGGCATCACTTCTTACCCTTTTTTGCTTTTGCTTTCGCCACAGCCTTCAAGTCTGCGCCTGTTATCTTCTTACGCGGCTTTGCCATTGCTGCAAGTTTTTTCTGCTTTGGACTGTATTTAGAATACGGCATTATGACTTCACCCGCTTTTCCCATTCATAACATTTAACTTGGGTAATTGTATATGTCGGATATTTAACCTGCAAAGAGGGAACCCCATTCTGCATGAAATCCGCTATGCACTCATTCTCACTCGCATACGCAGGCCCACCAACTGCAAAGCAGTAATTCTGAGCGCACAAGAGAACGAATGCAGTAAACATTACATCACTTCTTACCCTTCTTTTTCGCTGTCTTAGCTGCTTTCTTAAACGCCTTGGCAGTCGGCGCACCTTTACTTCCAGCCTTGCGCATCTTTTCGCCGCTGCCCGCCGCAATACGCTTACGTTTAGCGTGGATATTTGCGTACAAACCTTTAGGCATTACTTGTACTTCTTCTTTAAACACATGCCCGCACGTTTGCACGCTGCGGGCGTTGGGCAATCTTTGCAGGTCTTAAAGTTTTTATTTTGCATTTTTACTTCGCGCCTTCTTTTTCGCCGTAGCACTTAAGTCAGCAAAATGATATAAGCGCTTGCTGGTCTTTCCGTGGGTCTTACCAGAGTGAACCTGACCATTCGGCATCTTATGCATGCCGCCCTTATGCTCAGTCCCATCCCTAAAATAATGCTTAACACCCTTAACCATTATTTCTTCTTTCCACCCTTTTTCTTCATGCCTGATTTCTTACCATACGCCATAGCTAACTCCTTTTGCTGCAAACGTACCACATTATGCAATTCCGCGCAAATTCCGTTTTATTGCACCTTTCCAAGAGCTAAACGCTCCACTTAACGCAGTTGCTGCGTCACTCGCCATCGTCAAACACAGCGCATCAGCAAGGTCAGGCGAGGTCAAACCACGTTTGCGCATCTCATCCTTACTCTCAGCCTTCATTTTACCACTAGAAGTAAAGCTGTAGCGAATGCTGCTCAACTCTGCGATGAGCTTCTCGTTTTTCGGTAGCTTACACGAGCGATCCTCAAGCCAGCCCTTCGTCTTGAACCAAAGCTCACTCCGCAGATTAAGATAA